GCCTTTACGCTTCTCACCTTTCTGTCTGCCACAGGGCTTACCAGTTTTGGTGTCAACCCATTTCTCTTGGAACCATCTACGTAAGCTCATCTTCTTTTCGCTTTGCTATAGCCGGGGGCAGTCTTCTTCTTGCCACCAGCTTTGACTTGACCTTTACAGACCTTAACACCATAGGCGTTAGCGTATGCAGAAGGGTATACTTTAAATTTTCTTTTGGCAGCTGCTTTACCGCGTGGACATAACTTACCCATCAGCGTTTCTTACCTCCATGCTTGCAGCCACATTTTGATCCTTTCTTGTGTGCCATTATGCTTTACCCTTTTTGTTTTTCATCATTTTCTTAAGTCTTCTCTGCTCCTCGATAGCTTTATCTAGGTTTGCTCCACCAGTAAAGTCATCATCTTTGAGTCGCTTTTGTAGATTTTTAAGATTTCTTGGGCTAATATCCATAGCAACTTTGTTGCCATTTCTCTTGCGGACTTTACCGTCCTCGGTGTACGTCATTGCCATGTTAGCATTTCCATCTACGTAAGGCAAGTGCCTTTCTTGTTGGCTTGCCGTTTGGTTTTTTGAGTGGGCCTTTCATGCCAGACATGCGAGCACAGAAAGACCTTTTACGAGCTCCTCCTCCGGGCTGAGGGGCTTTGAGATTAGAGCCAGTGGCACGATTGTACTTGGCTCTTCCCTTAGCTGTTAGGCCGCCTTTGCGGCTCTTCTCACCTCTTCCGAGAGACAGGCTTACTCCCTTTTTTCTTGCCATTTTTTCTTAGTGCTGCGAAGTCTGCCCCTGTGATCTTGTTGCGAGGTGGTGCAACACGTGCGATCTTTTTTTGACCGGGGCTATAGCCACCTTTACCTTTTGGCATTACCAGATTCCGGGTATGATTTGCCCTGTCCAAGCGTAGTTGAGTAGAGCTGCAACTATACCTATCATAGCTAGTCTTCCGTTAAGCTCCTCTGCTGGATGCCATTTCTGATTTTCGTGGTTGTGGTGTGTCATGTGTTTACTCTTTGTGTGGATTTTCTTTTCTTTTCGATACGAGCTAGATCTAACTCTAACTGTTTGTATCTTATTGGCTTTTTCTTTTTGCCGAATGGTCTACGAGGAGAGAAAGTTTCTGACTTTGACTCCTCTGGATAGATCCGTCTGTTTACGTCGTATGGATCAGCCATTACTTTTTCTTCTTGAGTTTAGCAAGCATCTTTTTCTTTTCTGCTGCTGTCATTTTCTTCTTGCCTTTTGGCATAGCTTTTCCGTAATGTCCGGGCATAATTAGAACTCCAAATCTGATCTGTCTAGTTTTTCGATAACATCTTGCCTGTAGGCAGGGTCGCTATCATACCTTGCGTCATTCATAGCACGGACAAGTTCCGCTTGACTACGAAAGACATCCCCGTTGTTGGGGGCTGTTTTACCTGTTACCATTCTACCTTCGACTCCATTTGCGTTATCATATTGTGACTTTAATCCAGACACAGCTAGTTGTATAGCTTGTACGCTGCCTGTATTAACTACCTCATCAAACGCATTTATCTGGTCTTGTGGTAGATTAGTCTTTGCCCAGTTTACTATATTAGCATAGGCTTTCTCGCCGCCTGCTGAGTTTTTGATCTGGTTGATCTGTGATGTAGTAATCTCAGCTGGTGCTGCTGCCTGAGCTTGAAACTCAGGATTAGATTGTACCTCCATGTAGGCTTTGATAAGATCTTGGCTAGATAAAGAAGAGAACTTAGCCATAGTTTCTGGCGATAACTTGTTACCATTTGCAAAGTATTCTTCGCTTGCTGAAGTAATTAAGTTAGCACCTTCGGATAGCTGTGGTTTCTCCTCAGTCTTCTCCTCTGCACTGGCTTGCTCTGCATCCTCTTTGTTGTCGCCAAGTTTCTTTTGTAACTCTACGTATGCCTTTTCTAGTTCTTCTGCATTTTTATATTTACCAGCTAGTAGTGTCTCCTGTTGTTGTTCTAACGCTTCACCCACTTTCATAGAATCTTGTTCTTCTGCTGTGAGCTGATCTAGATTAGTTTCAGTTTGTGTCTCTGGCTGGTATGATAATGTTTCTGACATTTACTCTTCTGGTGGTTGTAAGTTACCTAGTACAGCTGCTGCTTGATCTGCTAAGTCAGGGTTTCTGCTAGGATCCATAAGTGGTGTACCAGCTAGCTGACCGGCTTGATCTACAAGTGACTGATTAGTCTTGTCTTGTACTGTTTGCTCTTTGAGCTGTTCTAGTTGTTCTGCTGTACGTACAAGATTGAGTACGTCGATACCTTGTGCCGCTGCTAGTCGTTTGATAGCTTCGCTCGGATCTATATATTTTACCAAAGCTTCTGGGCCAAGGGTTGCTGCAACTGTTTGTATAAATCTAGTCAAGGATTCGTTATCCTGTCCTCTACCTAGACTATTGATACCGGCAACTATCTTTGGTCTTACGACATCTTTAGGTAGCCTTGGTATCTGGTTTGATCTCTGTAGTATTAACAGAGTTCTGTTTAAATATGGTACTAGAAACTCTACTGTGAGTAAGCTGAATAAGCCACCCAAAGACTTTTCTAGTTCCAACTGCGTGAGGCGTACCTCTTCAGCAGTTACTCTCTCTGCGTTCCTGATGTTCATAACCAAGAAAGCTTCAAGTATTCTTCTCTCTATTGCTGCTGCTAAGTTTGCAGCTGTAGCAAAGTCTGCTGTCTTACCGACTTGCACGACTCCTACGTCTTCTGGTCTACCCTGTATGATAGCTCCGTTACCCGCTTTGGCAAGAGTACCCGGCTTGGTTGTAGCAGATGGTGACACAAGAAAGATAACTTTACTTGCAACACTTGCACCTTCTACAAGAGCTTGAGATAATCCATCAAGGCTCCTTAGATCCCCAATGAACTCTTCTACTCTACCACGTCCGTAGTCCTCTCCGTCTACTGTATTGAATCGAAGCACTAACCATGGCGAGGCGTTCTTCGGTGCTGTGCTCTGGCTACCATCTAGGATCATGTTGTCCACTTCTTGATGCCATCTCCAGTTACCGCTGCTCTCGTCCATCTTAACACAGGTGTATACCTCAGCGTCGTCTTCTGTAGCACCGTATTCGCCGTTTGGCTTTTCGTTAGGAGGGGGTGCTATGCCCAAAACCTTACGACTTACTAATTCTTTAGTAATGATTTCTATAACATTACCATTACCATCTCTTTCTACCACGTATCGTTGTAGAGGATAGTGTTTCAAACCATCCTTGCCCATAAATATCAAGGCGTTGCCCGATACGATCAGGTGTTTCAAGGCTTGGTGTACGACCACACGGTCACTTGATGCAGCAATGTAGTCCATGATCAGTCTCTCAATCTTTGAGAATGATAGGTCTAACTCGCTACGCATCATAGGATCTAATGTCTGGCCTAGCTTGTCATCTCTTACCTGTAGCTTGAAGAAGGCTGTCTGTGGTGGTAGTATTGCAAGCATAAGTTTTGCTGCAAGTGTCACCACTGCCTTTGCTCCTACTGACTGGTAGGGTTGGAGTAGAGTTCTTTTACCTTTGTAGTTGTCGTCTTGAGTGACTAGATAAGGTAAGGTAAGTTCAGAGCACTCTACAGCCATGTCTAGGAACTGTGTTCTACCAGACATGAGTTGAGAGTATCTTTCCTTAGCCTTATACATTTAGTCCTCCAGAACCTTGTCCACCGCCACCGGTGTTGATATTGATTTTAAGAGCGTCTGTACCTGTTCTCTTAGCCGCTCCACGTGTGTCATCCTTCTTTGCGGATGTTCCATACTCAACGCCTGCTGTCTCATCTGGGTCTAGTAATTCTTTTTTACTGGGTAGTCTAGAAGCTGCTACCAAGTCTGGTTGTCTAGGCTGGATTGGTGCTGGTGTTGATACTGGGGTAGGTGATCTTCTTCCAAATATGCACATGTTATTCGTTCAAAATAGATTTTACGTATTGTACCACTTCCCATTGTCCGGAGCGATACATAATGGAGGCTATATCCTCCTTGGGGTGGACGGGATACCAAGCGAACTT